TGGGAGTCTAATCATAAAGGCGAGTACTTTGCTGCTGGTGTGGGTGGTGCTATTACTGGTCGTGGTGCTGATTTACTTATCATTGATGATCCACATTCTGAGCAAGATGCTCTTTCGCCAAGCGTCCTAGAATCACATTACGAGTGGTATACTTCTGGTCCACGTCAAAGACTTCAACCTGGCGGCGCGATTGTTTTAGTCATGACGCGTTGGTCAGTAAAAGATCTTACTGGTAAGCTGCTCGAGGCCCAGGGCAAAGACGACATGACGGATAAATGGGAAGTAGTTGAGTTTCCTGCAATCATAAATGATAAACCTATGTGGGGTAATTTTTGGACCATGAAAGGTTTACTTGGTGTTAAGGCTTCTATTCCAATTACCAAATGGAATGCACAATGGATGCAAGCACCTACCTCCGAGGAAGGTGCACTTATAAAACGTGAATGGTGGAAAACGTGGGAGCCGGAAAAGATTCCTAATTTAGAATTTATTATTCAATCATATGATACGGCATTTAGTGCTAAAGAAACAGCGGACTATTCAGCCATTACTACGTGGGGCGTATTTGACCCTGATAATGGAAAAGGAAAAGCATTGATTTTATTAGATGCAAAACGTGATCGTTGGAATTTTCCTGAGCTTAAAAAAGAAGCAATGGAGCAATTTAAATACTGGGAACCAGAGATGGTGATCATAGAAGCAAAGGCTTCTGGTATGCCACTCACTCATGAGTTGCAAAAGATGGGGATCCCTGTTATAAACTTTACACCCTCTAAAGGAAATGATAAACA